GGCGCCCGCCGCCGTGACGTAGATGCCGTTCTGCGAGGCGGTGCTCTGGTTCTTCACCAGGACGCGGCTGGTGCTGGTGAGCACGCCGTCGATCGTCTGCTCACCGCTCAGGGTGAGGTTCGCGGTGGAGGCGATTGCCACGCTGGGCTTCACGTCGAGGCCCGCAGCCATGCTGTCGAGCTGGCTCTTGTTGACCGCGTCGCCCGCGTCGGTGCCGTTGGCGACGTTGGTGATCTTCTGCGAGTTCACCGAGAGCGACGCGCTCAGCCCGCCCGACGCCGTGCGGAGGTTGGCTTCGCTCTGCGCGCCCGTGGTCACGTCGGCCGTGGTGGCGAGGTCGGTGCCGCTCTTCTGGAGGGTGCTCGTGAAGTTGAAGGCTGAGCCGAGGTCGATCTGTGACGAGTCGGCCTTGCCTGTGCTCTGCGGGACTTGAAGGGCCTTGAGGTCTTGAGACATTCGATGTGCTCCGTGAAAAGCGCCGCCCTATGCAGCGCGTGGGTGACAGTGAATGGCTACGGCGCGGCGCCGACGGCCTTGCGGAGCGTCGAGGCCCACGTGGTCTGCGACCACGCCGAGTTCTCGACGCCCGCGCGCAAAATCGATCCGTCGAGATTGTTGCCCCCGCCGTTGCCACCGAGGTGCCACGAGCCCGCCGCGCCCCAGGTGAGCGGCGTGCCCACGCTCTTCGAGGCGACCTGTCGGCCATCGACCCAGACGCGCAGCGTCGTGCCGTCGTAGGTCGCGCCGACGAGGTGCAGCCGGTTGATTTCGACCTCGCCCGCGGCGCTGCTGACGGTGTCGTAGGTCGGTGTACTGCCGAAGGGCGCGAAGGCGCGCACGACGCCACCGGGGAGGAGGTCCACGAAGGCGCCGAAGGGCGCGCTCCACGTCGCGCCGTAGTCTCGCGCGATGACACACCCGGCGGTGCCCGGCATCGAACGGAGCACCACGAGCGCCCACAGGGTGACGGCCGTCGTGGTGCCCGTGCTCGGGTACACGCCCGCGCCGCCCACCACCTCGCTTGTCGAGGCGCCCGTGCATCGGAGCGACGTCCCCGCGAGCGGAGAGAGCGCCTCGGTGTATCCGATCTGCGCGGCGCCCGCGTCGGCGAGCGAGCACGACACAGAGCCTGTCGAGGCGAGCGGCGAGGCGCCCTCGGAGCACTCCCACAGGAGCGCGCTCGAACCCGCTGGCCGACGCAGCGCGAGCACGCGACCAAGCACCGCGTCGGTGGAGAGCGCGACGCTTTCACCGTCTGCGTCGAGGCCTGCGACGGTGAGCGGGTCGGAGCCGACGGGGAGCGTCAGAGCCTTGAGATCACGGCTCATCGTCAAACCTCCACCGCGAGCATTTCGCCCGTGACCGCGACCGGGAAGAGCACCTTGACCTGCCCCGTCGCGCTGTTGACGGTGCACGTCGGTGAGAGCGTGCCGCCCTCGGCGCGCACCGCGTCGATCGCGTAGACCCCGCCGCCCGAGTCGTAGACGTGCGCCTCGATGGTGCCGTGCCACCGGCCCGCGCCGCCTGCCTGCCGCGCACGCCCCGAGAGGCGCACGTAGGCGGGGAAGCTGCCGGGCGTGAGGGTGACGAGCGTCTGCGCGGTGAAGGTGAGCGTCGTGCCGCCGCCCCCGCCGCCGCTCGCAGCCGGCGCCCACGTGGAGCCATCCCAGGTGAGCACATCGCCCACGCTCGGCGCGGTAGCAGACACCTCGCGCCCGCGCAGGTAGCCCGCGTCGGCGAGCGTGCTGCCGCCGTCTTCGCCGTCGTAGGTCGCGCCGCCGGGGTCTGCCGCGCGCAAGCACATGAGCGCGAACGAGCGCCCGACCGCGCACCAGGCGCTGCCGTCCCACGCGACCGCGTCGACTGCAGGCGACGCAGAGCCGGTGACGGGCGGGCGCAGCGGGCGCCACGCGACGAGGTCGTTCGAGCTCCACAGGTACGGCGCGACGGCGCTCGAGGCGATCCACTGCCCCGACGCGTAGCGCAGCGAGGTGATCTGCACCGGCTTGCGCGACGAGCTGGGCGTGATCGTCGACCACGACACGCCGCCGTCGGTGCTGCGGTAGAAATCGCCGACGGTGGTGCCGCTCGTGCGGCGGTAGGCGATCACCTCGCCCGAGACGCCGGCCGCGAGGTACCAGGGTACCGACGTCGCCGTGAAGGTGCTCTTGTACGCGAACGTCGCGCCGTCGCTCGACGCGTATGCCTGCCCCGTCTGCGTGACGAACACCCACCGCACACCGTCGAAGACGGCCGCGTGCGCGTCGCCCGATCGCGCGGTGCCCGTAACGGTGCACGCGGTCCAGTTGGCGCCGTCGTCGTCGCTGTAGACGCCCACGTCGGACGCCTGCGAGAGCCCCAGCGCGAAGAGGCGCGATGCCCCGCGCGCGAACGCCGACACCTCGAACGGTCCCGGCTGCGTCGAGCCCACCCACGCGTTGCTGCTGCTCGCGAGAGGCCCCGTGCCCGTGCCGTTATCGACCGCGCCGTAGTACAGCGCTCCCGACTGAGTCGCGAGCACCCACTTCGCGCCCGACACGGCGAGGGCCGTCACACGCGCGCGGGTCTCGGGGGCGTTTGTGCGGTCTGCCCACTCGGCGCCGGTCTTCGAAACGCGGATCACCGCGTCGTTTGAGCCCGTGGCCTCGCCGACCATCGCGTAGCGAAATGCCGCGCCCGTGACGTCGACCGTGGTGACGTCGATCGCGAGCGGCCGATTCGTCTGCGTGATGACCTCGGACCCAGCCGACACGCGCGTCCAGTGCTCGACGTTGGGGCCGCGCAAGAAGTCGAACCAACCGCCGTAGCGGTTAAGCAGCCAGTTGAACCACTGCGCGGGGGCGCGCTCGCCCGTCGCGAATCCCGCCGCGGCCGCGCCGCTGGGAGGCTGCACCATCGTCGAGTCGCTGCCCCAGCGCGGGACCGCGTCGGGCCGTGCTCCTGGCTCCATCACATCACCCCTACGAGCACGCCGCCCGCTGCCTGAGTCGTGTCTGAAAAGCCGCGGGCCGCGTCGGTCTGCGCGTGCATCATCGAGGTCGAGAACGCGAACGAGTCGCCCGCAGGAACGTCGATCACCGCGAGGCCGACGCCCGCTGTTTTCGCCCGCGCTAGCACCGCGCGCATGATCTCCACCGGGATCGACGTCGACGCGTCGGGCTCAGCGATGAACGCGGCCGGGAACACCTCGCGCAGCCCGAACGCATTCGAGCCCACAAGCGCGCGCATCGTCGCGACGACGCCGGGCCCGCGCCCGCCGGAGCGTCGCGCCTCGACGCACCCGTGCAGCACGCGTCGGTACACTGCGTCGGTCATGTCGGCCGCGCGCGGCTGCCTGAAGAGCGCACCGAGCTGGTCGAGCGCGTGCGACTCGCTGTCGTCGATCCCGAGCGCATACAGCGCCCACAGGGCGTCTTCGATCTCTTGCGCCTGTGAGGCCCACGTGGTCGCGATGGCCGCGATGGCGGGGCGGCGGAACTGCGACGCGAGCGCCGCGAGCGCCTCTGCGACGTGGTTGGGGTCGCGCGCCTGACTGGTGATGTTCGTGGGCTCGCTCACGATGCGATCACCACGTCAACGCGCGCCGTGGCGAGCTTGAGGGCCTCGCGCGTGCTCGCGAGCAGGTTGGCCTCGAAGAGCGAGCTCGACGCGCGCCCGAGACGCACGCGCGTGCAGTCGGTGACACCGGCGACGGCGCGCGCCGCCGCGATGATGTCGCTGCGTCGTACCGGAGCGCCCGCGAGCTGCCCCGTGGTGACCGCTGCGACCGCGGCCTTGAGCGCCGTGTCGCCCGCGTAGGCCGCGGCGTCGACCTCAACGACAACCTCGGCGTAGGCGTCCACGGCCGTGGGGCGCGTGAAGTAGAGCGTGCGCGTCGCTCCACCCGCATCAACGACGCTGGCCGACGTCGTGCCGTAGGTGCGAATCCCGAAGGCCCGCCGCGACCACAGGGCCGCGGCAACCGCCGCGTCGGTGCCGCCCTGCACGATGGCCTCGAGCGAGTGAGGCGGGAGCCCTCCGCGATACCGGAGGTCTTCGTCGGTCTCGTTCACGTCGAGCGTCACGACCACGACACCGTCGACCGCGCGGAGGGCCTCGCGAATCGAGTCGTAGGCGCTGCCCTGCGCGTAGACCTCGTCGTCGCGGCGCGCGCGCAGCACCGGGTCGGTCTCGGCCGCGGTGCCCGTGACGGCGTCGCTGGCGTTCGTGACACTCAGCCAGCCGGTGACGGGCGTGGCGATGGCGGTGATGGTGCTCGCGTTGGCCGCGTAGCTGCTGCCGTTCGAAGTGACGGCGCCCGCGATCTCGGCTTCCGCGGCGACGCTCACCGAGGCCGTCGAGCCGGTGCTGTTGACGGCCGCGGTCTTCGTCACCCATCGGTTCGTCGGTGCGCCGACGACGTGCGCGACGCTGCCTGCGGGGATGGTGCGGCCCGCGGCGACGGAGAGCGTGAGGGTGACGGTGCCCTTCTGCGCGGCCTCGCGCTCGGTGCCCGTGAGCGCGCTCACCGCGTCGAGGGCCGCGAAGCGCGCCGCGCGCGGATCGCGCGAGTCGTACACCAGCTTCGCGAGCTCCCAAAGGGAGCCCAGGCGCGTGGCGATGCTGCCGTTGATTTGCCCCGTCGGGCTCTCGGCGCTGGTGTCCCAGTCGGGCCCGAGTGCCGATGACGCGCGCTGGTCGTCGCCGATCTCGGCGAGCACCTCCGCGGCGGTCTTCGGGACGAAACCCGTGGTCGTAAGGCCCGCCATCAGTCGCCCACCGCGAAGTCGGTGATGGTGATGGGCGCGCCCGTCACCGACGTGGCGCGGAACGCCAGCGCCGCCGAGCGCCGCGCGCGGTCTTCGGTGAAGCTGTAGGCGTCGAGCGTGGCCACGCCGGGCGACGTCTCGATGGCGCGTCGCAGCGTTGCCGATGCGAACTGCGTGACGCCCTTCTCACCGAGAATGCGGCGGTACGGGATGCCCACCGAGCGGTCGAAGGGCCACTCGCCCTGCCACAGGCGCAGCCGCACCCGGAGCTTCTGCACCGTGGCGTCAAGGCCCTCTGCGATGCCCGGGCGCCCGCCCGAAATCGCGAGGTCGCCGGTCGTCGGGTCGATGGCGAAGGTCCGCACGCCCGCAGGGTGCGTGCGCGCGCGCGTGAGCCGCTAGCCTATGGTGGCACGCAACCGGGGGACGCTGATACCTTACCCGGCCATGCGCCTCGCCCTCGCCCTGGTCTTCGCCCTCGTCGCCGCCTGCAGCGGAGCCGTCAACAGCGCGCCGCCCGTCGACGCAGCGCCGGAAGCCGGGACGTGCGCGGCGGTGTCGGGCCTGGGGTGCGCGTGCGGCGCCGCCGCCGGTGCGTGGCGCTGCGTTGGCGAGATGCCAGTGTGCGTGTGCGAGTCGCCCGATGCTGCGCCGGTCGATGTCGTCGACGCCGCGGCGGATGTTCAGGATGCGTCGCGCGACGCTGCAGTCGCGGTCGATGTCCCGCGCGACGTTGCCCCCGACGCGCCCTGCACCGCGATGTGTGGCGGGCGATGCGTCGACACGACGCGCGATCCGGCCAACTGCGGCGCGTGCGGCGTCGGGTGCCCCGCGCGCACCAACGCGGCGGGCGCGTGCGCCTCGGGCTCGTGCACGATCGCGTGCAACGCGGGCTTCGCCGACTGCGACGGGCGCGCCGCCAACGGCTGCGAAGCGGACCTCTCGACGCCCATGTTCTGCGGCTCGTGCGCGACGCTGTGCCGCCCGGGCGTCGCGTGTGCCGGTGGCGCGTGCACGGGCTGCCTGCCGAACATGGGCGACTGCGACGGCCTTGCGGCCAACGGCTGCGAGGCAGACCTGCGCTACGACGCCTTCAACTGCGGCGCATGCGGCCGCGCGTGCTCCGGCAGTTGCTTCGGGAGCGCCTGCCGCTAGGTCGCCTTCGTCTTCGTCGCCGCAACGCCACCGGGCCACGACGCGAGCGCCGCCATGATGGCGGCCTTGAACGCGGCGCCGCCATCGCCGGGCACCACCGCCGCGCCGTTGATCGCGGTCTTGAGCGCCACGAGCTGCGTCGTGACGAGGGTGGCGAGCGCCACGAGCTCGCCCGCGGCGCCGCCGAGGTGCACCACCCCCGCCGTGTCGACCTCGAGCACCGTCGCGTCGCCCTGGGTGATGCGCAGCGTGCCGTTGGCGAGCAGCGCCACGCGGGCCCCGCTGGCGTCGCTTCCGAGCACGAGGCCCGCGCCGCCGGCGGGCGCGTGCGCGAGCGCCTTCTGCTGCACGTAGAGGCCGGGTATCGCGACCGCGTGCGCCAGGTGGTGCCGTCGAAGGTCCGCGGGGTTCACCGTCGAGCCGTCGCCCACGAGCCACGGGCCGATGTCGGCGCTGTTGAAGAGGAGCTGCACCGTGTCGCCGGGCTCGAGGCCCATCGCGAAGAACCACGCGCCGACGCGAGGCCAGAGCACCGGGACGCTGGGGATCACCGGGAGGTCTTCGGTGAGCGTGGTGCCGTCGGGCTGGGGCACCGGGTGCCGCACGCACGGCACGATGTCGGCGAGCTGCGTCGCCGCGTCGTAGCTCTGCACGCGCCCGGGGAGCGCCGTGAAGGTCTCCAGCGACTGTTGCTGCGCGCGCGCGTCGAGCACGTCGCGGTCCGTGGGGAAGGTCGGTCGCTCCATGGCGCGCTACTCCTGATTGGGGGTCGTCGAGATCGCGCTACCGACGAGCGGCGGGCGCGGCCGGTGGCACGTGAGGGTCGCGCCCCATTCGGCGCCGCCGGTGTCGCCCGCATAGGCGGCCTCGGTGATGCGCCACGATCCCGTTGCGACGGAGCTCTCGACCACGACGAGCTGGCCGGGCACGAGGCCGGGGATCAACGCGGCCTTCACCGTGATCGTGCGGCGGTTCACGATCTCGGGGCTCTCGTACATGCCGGTGTCGGGTGAGAGCAGGATCGCAGTGCGGGCGAGCGAGCCCCCCAGGGGGATCACCTGGAGGTTGCCGTCTTGCACGCTCCACGAAAGGCCCGCGCTCTCGCACAGCTTCGTGAGCTCGCTCGCCGCCGACCCGAAGAGCACGGTGCCCGCGGGGAAGGTGCTCTCGCTCCCAAGCTGCGCGCCGCGCAGGGCCTCGCGCGCGTTCCCGATGCCCACGCCCATGGCGTCGGCGATGGCCTGCACCACGGTGCCCATCGAGGTGCCGCGCGCGAACGATCGCCCAACGCGCGCCGTCCGAAGCGCGTGCTCGCCGTCGCCCGCTGTGACCTTCACCACCCAGTCGGCGCCCTCGCGCGCGGGAATGGCCTTTCGGAGGTCGCCCCTGAAGATCGTCGAGCGCCCCTCGAGGTAGCCCGCTTGGATCTCGACGAAGGTGCGGCGCCGCGGGGCCGTGGTGATCTCGCGGCGGTGCGCTTCGGTGAGGTTGCTGATCGTGAGTTCGCAGGTACCTGCGCGCGCCATCAGGGTGCGCGTCACCTTGAACGCCACCCGCAAATCGCTCACGTCGAGCTCGCCAACCTGCACGCTCCACGAGCGACCGAAGATCCTCACGCCGCAAGCTCCGCGGCCGTGAAATAGGCGAGCACGAAGCGCGCGCCCGGGGCGCCGAGGTCGTCGAAGCCGGGGTCGCGGTCGTTCGCGCCCGACGTGTCGACGACGACGAGCTCGCCCGCGGGGCGCCGCGTGTCGACGACGCCGCGCAGGAGGGACACGCCCACGACGAGCACCAGGCCCGAGACGATGGCGACGCCGTCGAGGTCGGCGACGTCGAGCGACCAGACGCCCTCGCGCTGCGACCAGCGGAACGTCAGGAGGTAATCGACGCCGTCGAGCGCCGTGCGCTGCCGCCAATAGGCTGCGCCCGACGGCGCGCAGGGGATGAACGCGCTCATGGCCTGATCCCTTGCCGCTGGCGCGCGGCGCGATCCTGCGCGGCGGTGACGGGCGCGCCGCGGTCGAGGGCGCGCGCGAGAAGGCTCCGGTCGTCGACGGGCTGCGCGCCCCGTTCGGCCTGCACCTGGAGGCGCCGCACGGCCGGGACGGCGACGCGCAGGGTGCTCACTGCCCGCACGCGCCGGAGTTCGAGCGTCAACGCCAGCGCGTCGCCGGTGTCGGCGAGCTCGTCGACCTTGTACCGGGCGATGGCCAGCGACTCGGTCACGCGCAGCGGGGTCGTGAGGGTGACGAGCACGCCGCCCTCGACGAGCGCGAGCAGCAGCCGGTCACACGCAGCCTTGCGGTCGAAGGTGCCGCTCCACCGTTGCGTGGTGACCTTCTGCCCGCTCGGAAGGGTCGTCGACGCCGCGGCCCGGGTCGCGCCCTCGAGCTGCGTCGACGGCACGAGCACCGGGGCGTTGGAGACGATGCCCTCCAGGGTGATCGTGGGGTTGAGGGGGCGGATGTGATCGGCCACCGCGGTGCCCGTCTCGACGGGGTGCTCGGTGATCTCGGCCGCGGACTCGTACCCGCGCGAGGGGGTGCCGTCGATCTCCAGCGACGCCTCGGCGCCGGCCGCGTCGAGCCATGAGAGTAGGACGCTCATTCGTCATCCTCCTGCGGGTGATCGGCGTCGCGCTGCGTCGCATCCTCGCGGCGGATCACGTCGCGCACGCGCCCTGCGATCTGGTCGGCGTCGGTCACGCCGTGAAAGTGCATCACCGGGGCGCTGGTGCGGTTGATGACGCGCGTGCTGCTGCTCGACGTCACCGACCCGGGCGCGGCCACCGTGCGCGTCGCGGGCACCGAGATGGTAGCCCCGGGCGCCGCGCCAGCGCCCGCAGAGACGCGTTGCGCCATCGGGGCGGGCGCTGCCCCGGAGCGAGGCGCCGGAGCGCCGAATCGGGGCGCGCGGAGGGTGCCTTGAGCCTGCTGCGTCTCGATGCCGGTGAAGCGCGCCACGGCCGCGATAGCCCGCTCGACGGCGCCCGTCACGGCCTCCCAGTCGTCGCGAAGCTCCTGCACGTAGGCCGCGGCGGTGCCCACCCCGAGAAGGCTGTCGATGAACCGACCGATGGCGCTGTCGCCGCCCTCGACGAATGTGATGAGGTCGTCGAGCAGGGCCACGACGAGCGCGATCTTCGCGGCCACCACGACGAAGGGCAGGATCACCGGCCCCCACGCGATGAGCAGCGCACCGGCGGCGACGGCGCCCGCCGCACCGAGGGCCGCGAGGGCGATCTGCACCACGTGGGTGCCGCGCGTGAGGCGCGCCCACAGGCCCCCGAGCTCGGCGCCCTTCTGCACAATGAACGTGAGCACCGGGAGGAGCGACGTCGCGAGCACGCTGCGCAGCGAGTCGGTCGCGACCTTCAAGCGCCCCTGCGCCTGGGTGTAGCGCCGCGCGGCCTCCGTCGCCTCCGGGGTGATCCCACCGCCGAGGTCGGCGAGCTCGTCGCGCAGGGCCGCGATGCCACCGGGGCCGCTGTGCAGCACGTCCAGCATCCGGCGCCCGCTCGCCCCGAAGAGCTGCTGTGCGACGTGCGCGCGCCGGTACGGGTTCTCGATGCGCTCGAGCGCGAGGGCCGTGTCGTTGATGAGCTCGCCCGTCGGCCGGATGCGCCCGTTGGCGTCGCGCGCCTGAATGCCCAGCCGACGGAGCATCGACGTCGTGCCGTTGCCCCAGCGCTCGCCCGCGCGAAGCGCCTGGCCGAACGTGGCCACGCCCGCGCGCATCCGCTCGACGCCTACGCCGCCCTGCACCGCGGCGTGGTCAAGCTCCTGTAGCTGCGTCGTGGTCACCCTCGACTCGCGCGCCGTGTCGCGGAGGGCCTCGGCGTCGGCTGCGAAGGCGTTGGCGAAGGCGAAGGCCGCGCGGGTCGCGGTGCCCATCACGGCGATGGCCGCGAGCGTGGCACCGACGAACACCTTGCCCAGCGCCGACGAGCTCATGCCCGTCTTCTGCGCGAGCTTGTCGAGGAGGGGGTTCGTCGCGCGGAGCTTCGTGCCCAGCTTCTCCGAGAGGTACTCGGATGCCCGCTCGGTGGCGTCGGCGAAGGTGTTGATGCCCTTCGACGCCTTCTGCCACGCCGCGTGCTCCTGCCCCGCGCTGCTCGCCGCGAAGGCCTTGCGGGCGTCGTAGACCGCGCGCTCTTCGTCCGCGGCCTCGTGCAGCGCCGTGACGCGCTCGGCGAGGGTCTTCTTCGTCTTCTTCGCCGCGTCGTCGGTCGCGGCCGTGGTCTTCTTCGTGGTCCCGATGAAGGTCTTGAGGCGGGCTTCGAGGGCGTCGAGCTTCGCGGCGTCGACGTCGAAGCCCAGCTCCATCATCACGCTGCGGAGGGCTTCGCTGCTCATCGTCGCTCCTGCTCTGCTCTCGCTCGCTCGCGCGCCTCTTCGAGGCTGTCGAGCACCGTGTTCGCGTCGACCACGTCAGCGAGGCTCCATTCGGTCGAGATCGTATGAAGCGAATCGCTGAAGTCGCCGCTTGTCGCCACCCGCCACACCGGCCACGCGATGTGACCGGGGATCGTCAGCCGCGCGCCGGCGGGGGCGCGTCGAGCTGGGCCTTGAGCATCTCGCCCAAAGGGCCGTACGTCACCTCAGCCGCGAACTTCAACCATGCGAACAAGGCCACGATGCGCCCCTGAAAGTGCGTCTCGAAGACGGTCGAGAGCGGGAGCACATTGCCCTCGCCGACGTGCGCGCGCGTCACCTTCGCGAGCTCGGCGCACACGAACGCCAGCACGTCTTCGTCGAGGCCCGAGAGCCCGCCCGCGAGCATCGCGCCGAGGGAGCCCGCGGCCTCGCGCAGCGACGCGACCGACTCGAAGCCGGGCGCCGCCATGCGCAGCACGCGCGCCAGCACCTTGAGGCTCATGCCGCTCGGGAGCGGGAGCACCTCGTAGGTGACGCCGTCGATCTCCCGCTGCTGTGCCTGTGCGGCGAGCATCAGGTGCCCACCGCGCGCACGAGCCAGTCGGTGGCGAGCGTCCATTCGCGCTCACCGGCCTCGGCGCCGTACTCCGACGCGGGAGCCTTCTCGAACCAGCACCGCGCGGCGCTCTCGCGCAGCCCGCCGCCGTTGAGGTCGCGGATCTCGAACGCCATGAGGTCGTCGCCGTTCACCGAGGCCTGCGCGGCCGCATAGAGCTCGGTGAGGAGCGCATGCGCCGCGCTGGTCTGAAGCACCGTCACCTTGATGGTGGCGCTCTGGTTGTTGATCTTGCTGCGCACCACGACGCCGTCGGCCGTGGGGGTGCGCTTGAAGAGCTCGCTCTCGTACTCGGTGCTCACGAACTTGCCCGCGGCGCGGCCCGCGTCGATCGCGCGCCCGCCGAGGGTGACGGAGACCTGGTTACTGTCGTACGGCTGAAGTCCGGGCATGGGAGGCTCCTATCAGACGGCGACGCGGCCGCGGATCGTGAGGGTGTTGATCGAACCGGCGAGGGTCGCCTGGAAGGTCACGCCGGGGAGGATGCGCGCGGCCTTGTTGGCGCTCGACACCGCCGAGGCGCGCGGGGCCGTCGCCGTTGGCACCGGACTCGCGGCCAGCACACCGGCCTCGACGCCGTCGGTGAGCTGCGCGCGCACCTCGGCGAGGAGGAGGGCGATGCCGCCGTCGGTGAAGGGCACCTTGTCGTTGCTGGTCTGCACCGCGAGCTGGCGCTCCTTGAGGCGCGCCGTGAGCCAGTCGAGGTCGCGCACGACGTCGATCCACTCGCCCGACGCGACCTTGCCCGGGTAGGTGATCGGCAGGCCCGCGGCATCGAGGTAGTGGTTCGCGTTGTAGCTCTCGACCGCGGCGCGCTGCGTCGTGGTGAGCGCGTACGAGGCGATGCCCGCGAGCGACTTGTACGACCACTTCGAGGCGCCGGGGTCCTTGGCGAGCTCCATGCCCATGAGGGCCGCGGCGAGCAGCGAGTCAGCGGTGCCCAGCTTCGGGTGAAACCACAGCGTGGTGCGCGTGTAGCCCGCGTTCTTGATGAGGTACCCGACGCAGGTGAACGAGCCCGACGCGAGCATGTCGGTGTCGCTGGTCTGCACGGCGCAGAGCTTCTTGTTCGTCTCGACCCATGCGGCCGCGGCCTCGATCTCCGCGGAGCCCTGCGAGTCGAGCACCAGGCCGTACCAGTCGTTGTTGACGTCGACGATGGCGTTGAGGTCGGTGGCGATGCCGGGGTTGGCCGTCTGATCCTTGAGCAGCAGGTTGCCCGCCGTGACGCGCTCGAAGCTGTGCAGTTCGCCCGCGGCGCTGGTGCACACCACCTTGGTGCCCGAGCTTCCCACCGCCGTGACGGGCGCGCGCGTTCCGACCGTGAAGGTACCGCTCGTGCCCGACTGCGCGGGGATCACGATGGACGTGACCTGGAGGTACTTCTTCGTCGAGACGACGGTCGCGTCGCCGCCGTTGGGGATCGCGATGCTCTCCGTCTGCGCGGCGCCGTTGCCGTCGAGCCCGTTGAGCGTCGCGGTTGTGGCGTCCCAGTTCGCGTGCGCCGAGAAGGTGAAGGTGATGTTGCGAGGCTGCCCCAACGAGGCAGAGCCGGAGGCCCCGTCGAGCGAGGCGCCCGCAAGGGTCTGCGAGCTCGCCGACGAGGCGCCCGTCGCGATGATGGCGTTGACCACGCCGAGGGCGTTGATCGCAGCCGCGAGGCCCGTGCAGACGTTGGCGATGGTCGCCGCCGTCGCCGCGAAGGTCGCAGTGAGCCCGTCGACCTTCGCCGTGGTGACGTCACCGATGGCGGGGGCCGCGGTCGGCGTGAGGTCGACGACCTGGGTGAACGCCAGTGCGCGGCGCAAGAGCTTCACCGACCGCGGCGCGGGCTCCTGCGCGAGCATCGCGGCGACGAGCTGGTACGCGCGGTCGAAGGGCGTGAACCCGTCGGCGACGAGCTCGCTGACGTCGGCGTAGCTGCGCACGCGGTCGGCGTTGCGCGTGTGGTAGGCGGCGACGCCGGGCGTCCCGAACCCCGCGCGCGAGGGGGTGCGCGTGGCGCGGTCGATCTGGACGTTTACGAGCTCAGAGAGAAAGTCGGCCATGGGTCACCCTTCGTAGGCGGGTTGAATGCTGTCGGGGAGGTCGTTGCCGCCCGGGTCGACGACGGCGCCCGTCACCTCCACCGTGGCGATGTAGCTGGTCTGCCCCGCGGTGTCGGTCTGCTCGTCGACGGCGTTGAGGCGCACCTCGAAGAGCGAGCGCGCGACGCGGCGGCGATCGGCGGTGTACGGCGCGCGGGTCGTCGGCCCCACTGTCGCGAGCGCGAGGCCGACGGCCCGGAGCGCTGCGAGCGACGAGGGGGCGCGCAGCATCGTGCGCGCGCGGTTGGCGGCGACGTCGGCGCCCGTCCAGCTGGCCGTGGTTTCGACCGCGAACTGCAACACCGCCGTGCGGTCGCCGCCAACGCTCGGGGTCATCTCGGTGAGTGGCGCGCTCGGGTGCGACTCGAAGGTCCAGCGCGTCGCGTCGAGGCCCACCGCGGCGCCGGGCGTGAGCCACGACAGGATCACCAGCGAGCCGTTCGAGCGGGGCCGCGGCGCGTCTTCAAAGACACAGCAACCCGCGTCGATGCCGGTGAGGGCCGCGGCGAGCGTGCAGAGCGCGGGGTTGATCGCGTCGAAGTTCATCGCTCAGCCCACCCGGTAGGTGATCGACGAGCGGAGTTGCCCCGTGTCGATGAGGGGCGTAGTCGAGCCCTTGCGGTCGACCGTCTCGGGGTTCAGGGCCGGGGCGATGCCGTCGGCGATGCGGTTCTGCACCATCGCGACGACCTTCGCGCCGAGCTGCTCAAGCGCCGCATCGGGCTCGAGCTTCCCCTCGATCACCCGCTTCGCGAGGGACACCTGAAGCGTGGCGATCTCGACGCCCTTCGCCTCGACCGTGCCGCGAATGAACGAGCGCTGCGGGATGTTCGCGGCGGGCGCGCCGAACTCGTGCGTGGCGGCGACCTCCAGTAACGACATCTGCGAGGCGCCGCCGTCGTGCTCAGTCTTCTGCGCATCGTCGAGCACGCCGACGCGCACGACGCGCCCCGCTGCGAGCTTGTGCGCCCGCGCGAGGAGCGCCTTCGCGCCGTTGTCCTTGACGATGACCTTGCTCACGCGAGGGGCCCCGCGCCGACCATGTGCGGCCCGCCACAGGTCTCGCGCTGCAGCCCGAGCAGCTCCTGCCCGTAGGTGCTCGCCATGAGCGGGTTGTCGCTGGGCTTCGTGTCGAGGCGCGCGTTGAGGCCCTGGGGGCTCACCGCGAGGAGGTGCATCGCGCGCAGTGCGACCGCGTCGTCGTAGCGGGCGCCCAGCGCGGCGAGGGAGGTGCGACGCGTGGCCTCTGCAATGGCGCGCGTCACCACGGCTTCGGGCGTAGGCCCGATCTCGGGGTAGCGCTCCGCCAGAGAGGCCACGGTCACAGCCACGGCTCAGCCCTCCCGCCGGGCCCGCGCGGGCTTGGCGTCGGGGGCGGGCGCGTCGGGGGCGGGCGAAGCGCCGCGCAAGGCGTTGATCTCGGCGCGAAGCTGGTCGTTGTCGGCCTGCGACGCGGCGAGCTCGGCGCGCAGCGAGCGGATCTGCTCTTGCGCGCCCTCCCACGCGAGGTCGAAGCGACGCTGGAGGTCTTCGGCCGCGCGGAGGTCGCCCTTCGGCGCTGCCTTGAAGGGCTTTGCCGGGGGCTCAGGAGGCAGGGCCTCCAAGGGTTCGATCACGCCGGCCGCGACCAGCGCGCGGTTGGCGAGGTTGTCGACGAGCTCGACGACGCCACCGATGGCGACGCCGTCGACCGCGTGCTTGATGACGCGAGCCTTCACGTCAGCACCCGTCCATGAAGCGCCAGGCGCCGGGGTAGCGGAAAATCACGCCGCCCATGCGCACGTGCGCCTCGACGCGGTACGTGAGCCCGGAAATCTCCGGGGGGAAGGTCTCGTAGCGCACCGGCATGAGCGCCTCGAGCGAACGGCGGTCCATGCGACCGACCATGAGGCGACGGACGCCGGACGCGCCCGCCGTCTCGCCGCGCGCCCACTGCGAAACCACCATCTCGGGGTGCTTCTTGCGGAAGAAGTCCAACGCCGAAATCTCGGTGTTGGGGAGGCGCTTCGTGTCGGCGGCGCTGTACTGCGTCGGCGTGAGCACGATGGCGTTGGGGATCACGCGGCCCTTGGTGTCGGTGATGATCCCGCGCACGACCTTGTTCAGGTCGTTGACAATCTCGTCGGCGTCGGTGCCGCTCACGTCCCACGAGCCGGTGTCGGCCGTGACGGCGCTCACGTTGGCGTTGTTGTAGAAGCCGGTGATGCCGAGGGGGCTGTGCCCGGTGGCCAGCACTTCGTCGATCTTCGTCTCAGCGTTCTCGCGCGCGGCGAGGGCCTTGTCCGATTCGAGCGGCATGCCGGCCATCGCAGAGCGGCGCATGTCCTGCACGCTGTAGGCGTAGTGCCCGCGCCACGAGTAGAGGTTCGTCGTGACGCTGTCGCCCGCGATCTCCTGCTTGGGCGAGTCGTCGGTGAGGTTCGCGCTCGGGGCGAACTCGCCGTTGCGGTCGCGCACCTGGTAGCGGTAGTTGTCCGCGCCCGGGTTGATGTTGCTCTTGATCGGGAGGATCTCGACGCCGCGGAACTCCGGGTACTCGACGTAGTACGTCTCGTTGTCGAGCTCTTCGAGCTGGCGCGCCAGGTGAAGCGTCGACGACGCGTCCATGCGCTGATCGGCGATCTTCGCCATGATCTCGCGCGCGGCGGGGGTGAAGATGCTGTCGATGCGCTGCTGCCGGGCGGGCGTCATCTTGTTGAGGGGATGCTTCATGGTCTTCAGCCCGCCGGGAGGTTGAGGTCGATGCGCGAGAGGCCCGCGCTGTTGGTGCTGGTGAAGCGCGCGTTCTTGAGGCGCACGGTCTCGCCCGCGACGGGCGCGGCGCGCACGGCGCCGATGGTCTCGCCCGACGGCGCGCGCACGCGCACGAACACGGGGTCGCCGTCCTTCACGGCGCTCTCGCTGGTGACGAAGAGGTCGGCGTTGCGCATCACGGGCACGAGCTCGCCCGCGGCGAAGGCGACGGCGCTGCGCGTGATGTCGCGCGACACGACGCCCTCGACGATGTGATCGACGGTGCCGAACACGCTGCCGACGCCCGCCGTGAAGGTGCCGCCAGTGCCCGACTGCGCGGGGATGGTGATGCTGGTGACCGTGCGGAACGCCGCGGCGCCCGTGACGGTCGCGCCCCCGTTGTTGGGGATCGACAGGCTCTCGGTGAGTGGCGCGCCGTTCTCGTCGGTGCCCGTGATGGTCGCCGTGGTGGCGTCCCAGTCGGCGCTTGAGGAAAACACCAGCGTGACGTTGCGGGGCGGGAAGAACTCGCCGCCGCCGAGGGCGCCGTTGAGCGCCGCGCCCGAGATCGTCTGCGACGAGCCCGACGAAGCGCCGCCGGTGGCGAGGATCGCGGTAGCGCTCGCGGCCGGGGCGGTCATGTGACCGGCCTCGCCCGCCACGCCACCGACCGCGCGCCCGTTGAAGGCGACGAGGCCGGGGGTCATGACCGCGAAGGCGATGACGGTCGCGATGTACTGCCCCGGCTTGTGGCGCGCGATCTGACCGGGGAGACCCGCGGCCGGCGCGAAGGCGTAGCTGCTCTGAACGTATTCGGCCATGGCTCAGGCCACCTTCGCGGTGTTGCCGCGGTTGTCGGAGCGGTTGTGGGTGCGCGCGGCGAGGGCCGCGGCGGGCGAGAGGTTCTCGTCGTCGCGCGAGTCGGTGTGCTCGACGGGGGCGCCGGGGTGCGCGTTGCGCAGGCTGTTGGCGCGCGCCACGTCGGAGGCGCCGTCGGTCGCGGCCACGAACATGCCCTCGACGACCTTCGCGTCGAGCGAGTCGAGCTTCACCGACGGGAGGGCCTTCGCGACCACGAGCTTGTGGATCTCGTGGGCCTTGAGGCCGTCGAGCTTCACATCGCCCAGCACCTTCGCGGCGCGCTGGCGCAGCGCGAGGCGCTTCGACGCGAGCGCGTCGGCAACCTCTTCGGGCACCATGTCTTCGGTGACGGGCTTCGCCTCGGCGGCCTCTTCGACGGCGATCTTCGCTTCGAGCGAAGCCACCTTCTTGAGGGCCTCCATCAGCGCGTCTTTCACCGCACCGAGCTCGCTCTCTTGCGCGGCCTCGAGCTCGCCCACGGCGTCTTGCGCCTTGGCGATCTCGTCGTCGGCGTCGAGCTTGAACTCGCGCTCCTTGATCTTCAGCTTCTTCGTCATGGTGCTCCTCGGTGCGTCGGAGCGCACCTGACACGCCGCGCCGTTCATGCGCAGCGACACTTCGGTTCCAGCGCGGCCCCAGCCCTCAGGCCCCAGCGCCGCGTGGTTGTAGACGATGTCCCGCTGCACGGCGTCGTACGGCTCGCCGTCGGGGGTGACGCCCGCCGTCCAGTCGACGCGGCACGTGTAGCCCGCGCTGACGTCGTGCAGCTCGTGGGCCTCGACGCGCCCCGCGGTGCCAGCGTCCTGCACGGCGACGGGGGCCACCACGAAGTCGCCATCGCGCCGCGGCGCGCCGATGAGGTGCCCGACGGAGACGGTCTTCCATGTCGCGCCATCGACGAGCTTCTCAGGGTGCAGCTCGGTGACCGGCGCCCCCTCGAGCGTCGCGAGCGAGTCGGCCTTGAACACCTCGTCGGCGGGCTTGTACTCGCGCCACGTCTTGCCCGCGGTGTCCATGTACGTGAGCACACCGACGCGCGTGATCGCCGCGTCGAGACGGAGTCCGCCCTGGGGCGTCCGCGTCACCTTGGACGTGGAGCCCGCGAAGTCCTGTCGGTGGACTCGGTCGGCGGGGGGCATCGGCCCGGATGGTGCGGGCGCACGCGCGCGTGGTGCTAGAGACAGGTGGCACGCAACCGGGGGACGCTCAGTCGTCGATGCTCGGGAGCACCGGGTCGGCGATGCACCGACACTGGTAATCGTCGCCCGGGTTCGCGCGGCGCCCGGTGCGCAGGTCTACGACGGGGGGCATCGTGTATTTCTGCCGCGTGCCGTCGAGCTCCTTGTGCCGCGCGCGCGTACGCTCGTCGCGCGAGGCCCTCCACACGTACTCGGTCACGCCCGCGGCCCGGTGCCGCTCCTGGGTGATCTCGGCGTTGAGCTTCAACGTCTGGTCGCGGGCGATGAGCCGCGCGCGCGCCTCGGTGGCGTCGGTCGTCTCGGCGATGCGCTTCGCGATGTCTTCGACGCGCGCGCCCCTCATCTCGTTGAGCACGCCCCTCACGCGGTCGACATGGTCGAGCGGGAGCGACTTGATGAGGTCGAGGTTGCGGTGCTGCCAGTGCAAGCGGAGGTGCTCGAGGTGCGGCGACTGCACGTCGGCGAGCTTCACGCCCAGGCGCGCGAGCGCCGCCTCCCACGCGCGGCCGCTGTGCGCCGTCACGCGCGCGGCGACGACGTCGAGCGTGGCGAGCGGGTTGCGCTGCCCACGCGCGAGCCGGTCGCGCAGCTCGGCGAGTTGGCGCTGCGCGCGCGCGACGGCGTCGGGTGCGACGGTGGGCCCGTCGCCGTCCGCGGCCGCGTCGGTGCGCTCGGGCATGAGGCCCGCCGCGCGCAGGATCGCATCCACCTCGCCCGCGACCTGGGCGTGAAGGTCGAGCAGCGCGCGCGTGTACGTCGCCATGGCCGCGGAGGGGGGCGGCGGGCGCAGCCCCGACGTGCGCTCGCGCTTCGGGGCGCGGCGCGCGCCGCGGGGGCCTGGGGAGACGGCGGGGCGATGGATCACGCGGGCCGAAGCCTCCATGTGCTTGGCTTCCCGGGAGCGCCCTCGCGCACGTACACCGATCCTTCGAGGGTGTTCACATCGCGCTCGACTGCCCTCAATTCAGCGTCGAGGGCGGCCCATTCCTGGCCGTCGCAGACGAGCACGGTGGGCAGGACTTCGTCGGGGTAAAGACCTTCGAACGCCCCGATGAACTGCCAGTCGTAGACGGCCGGGACGAAGCACGCGGATGTGGCGGTGCGGTCCATCGCCGCGAGCATCTCCGCGCGCGACTGCTGCCCCGGCGGGATGATCTCCGTCGCCTCGATGAACCGCGAGGCGATGTAGCCACACACCGCCGCGAGGGGCGTCTTCGCCACGATGTCGCGCCCTACGGGAACCTCGACGACGAAGGCGCCGCCGCGGTGAAAGACGGTGACGTTCATCTCCGGGCCGAACATCGCCGGGACGCCGCTCCGCACGACGCGCCACACCTGTTTCTCTTCGGTCGCTTCCATCGCTGCCGCTCCTTCTTTGCGCATGGAGTCTACTGCCCCTCGGTGTTCGCGGGCACGATCGGCAGCAGCCCCGCGGGTTTCGTGGGCCCGCCGGCGCCGCCCATGCCGCTGCGCGTCGGGTCGGGCGCGCCCTCCTGCTCGGGCGGTGCGTCGGTCGCGGCCGGGAGCGACGCAGCGGGCGGCGGGTCGTCAGCGGGAGCTCCCGGCGACGGGCGCGCGGCGATGTCCACTTCCGTCTCGGCGCTCCACCCTTCGGGCCTGAACCGCGAGCGGGCCACCTCTTCGGGGGTGAGCACGCCGTTCTGCAGGTAGACGGCGTCGGTGTCGGCCACCGTCTTGCGCAGCGTCGCTTTCTCGCTCTCGGTGGGCTGCCACAGGGGTGGGAACTCCACCGACCAGCCCTCCGGCTCGCGCGCGCTCGTGGGCCCCTCCTGCGAGAGCAGCACCAAGCGCACGATGCGCTCGACTGCGGGCTTCAGGATCGACTCGCGCTCCGCGTCGATCGCGTCGTACCACGCGCGGGTGTCGGCCTCGCCGGTCGCGTTGAGGCCCGCGGGTTCGCGCCCCAGGAGGATGGAGACGGGCATTTCCAGCGCGCCCGCGAGGCGCAGCGAGTAGCGGTCGAGAAGGTCGGGCAGGCCCGTGAGCGCGCCCACCTCGGTGCGCTCGTAGGTCTCGTCTTTGTCGATGAGCACCGACTTCGCGACGCTCACGCCCATGTCGAACGCCTCCATGCGCCTCTTGAGCAGGCCGTCCGGGTCGCTCGCGACGAGAGACATGAGGTCGGTCATCTTGAATACGCCGATGCTGCTCTGCTGCACGAGGTCGTTCACCGCCGCGTGCGCGCCGTTCCACTCGACGAGGAGGTCGTGCGCGCGCTGCAGGTAGCTCTCGCCCCAGCCCTTGAGCGTGATGCGTCGGCTCCTGGTCGTGGGGAGCCCCTCGAAGCGCACGAGCCGCGAGTAATGCACGCGCGACGTGTCCATGCCGCCGCCGCCGCCCACGCGCGTGAGGCGGTAGATGACGGGCTCACCGAAGCGTCGGCTGAGCGGGTCGAGGTCCCACGTCTCGGGCCACACCTCGCGCGACGTCACCGACGTGGCGAAGAGCACCCGACGCAGCGCGCGCGGGTCGATTGGCTCCGACGCGTCGCGGCCGTCGTCGCACCCGAGCAGCACGGCGCCGCCGCCGAACACCCGCGCCCACGTCCATGCCTCGCGCAGCCGCGGCGTGATGTGCAGCTCGGTGATGGCGCGCTGCACCCGCGTCTCGAGCTCGGTGTCGCCGACCTTCACTGTGAAGCCGCGCCGCAACGCGTGCTTCGGGACCGCCTCGCAGATGCGCGCGGCGTAGGCGTCGGAGTGATACAGCTCCTCGAGCATCCCTTCGCCCAGGCGCTCCGCCCCTTGGTAGCTGTACGCGCTGCGCATGCTACCGCCCCCGCCCAGCGTCGCGCCGACACCCGTGATGACGTTCGCCCACCCGTCGACGCGCGCCAGCGCGGCCGCGATCGTGTTCCTGAAGCTCATCGTCTACTTGCTCCCTGCGAATGCGGCCCTGAGCCGCGCTGCGTAACTGCCGCTCGTTGCGTTGAGGTGCTGGGTGAGGGCGTCGACCTGGTCGTCGCTCTCGCCCTTCGGGAAGGTCACGGCCTCGTGCACGAAGGCTGCGACCCACGGCGCGCCTTTGCGCCCGTCGTCGTAGCGGGCGTGCGTCTCGTCGGGGAGGTACACGCCGCCGCCGGCCACGACGCCCTGGCACGCGTTGGCGCGCGCCTCCTTGCCCCCGTCCGGCTCGACCTCGACGACGCCGGTGATCTCGGTGCGGAGGCTCTCGATGATCGCGGGGCCGTTGGCCTTGTTCTCGATGCGCACCGTGCGGACCTTCGGCCACTGCGCCCGCATGGCCTTGATCGCGCCCAGCGTCGCCGCGAAGCCCATGCGCTCGCGGCGCTGGTCGACGAGGTAGTGCCGCGGGCCGTCGTCGCACCACACCTGGATCACCACGTAGCTGCCGTCGCTCGTGGCCTTGAACGTCGCGTCGACCTCCATGCTCCACGTGCCGCCCGCGGGCAGCTCGGTCCAACGGCGGAACCATTCGGCGCGGAACATGCTGCCGCCCGCGGGCACCGGGCGCTGCTGAAGCTGCGCGGCCGCGCGCGAGGGCCCGAGCGTCGTCTCCATGCGCACCACGGCCTCTTCGGGCGTGCGGTCGGGGCAGATCAACTCGCCGTCGGTGGCGCGCGGGTCGCGCGGCCAGCGCTGAGGGTGCGCGCGGTCGTACCGCATCGGGAGGCAGAGCACCTCGGCGCCGGCGCGGCGGAACTCGGCGGTAAGGTCGCGCTCGTGGAGGCGCTGCATGATGAGCACGCGCGCGCTGGTCTTGTGATCGCGAAAGCGCGTCGGCATGGTGCCCGTCCACCATTCGAGGCAGGCCTCGAGCTCGGTGGCCGACGCCGCGCCCATCGGGTCGAGCGGGTCGTCGACGAGGGCCGTGTCGCAGTGCTGCCCCGTCACGCTCCCGTGCGTCGTGGTGCTGTA